TGCAGGCACAAACCTCATGACATACACAACTGCAGTAGTATTATCTGCTAGAACTATAAACAGATACGGCACCCGGCACCGTTTGACACAGGAGAACCATCGTGGCCACAAGTACATATCTCACTAACCCAACCGTAAACCTTGCGCCTACCACTGGTGGTGCGAAGGTTGATTTGACTGACCAATGCCGGAGTGCGACCGTGACTCTGGGCGTGGATAGTTTGGAGAGCACCGCGTTTGGAGATACAGGCCACCGCTTCGTACCGGGATTAATGACCGTGTCGGTCGAGCTAGAAATGTTCCTCAGCTATGGCGCTGGCGAAGTTGAAGCCACATTGTTTGCCAACCTTGGCACAGGAACCACTGAACTAACCATCTCGCCGTCAGGCACCACAGAGTCAGCGTCTAATCCTGAGTACACGATTATTAACATGCAGCTGGTGGACTTCACACCAATTACTGGCGCTGTTGGCGAACTCTCAATGGTCACCGCTTCCTTCATTGGCGGCACATACGCTCGAGACATCACAGCCCCATAAACAAAGGAACCCGACATGAAATTAACTCTCAAGGTGGACTCAGGCGAAGGCCCGTACGAAGTCACGACCAGCCTGTACGTCATTGTGCAATGGGAACGCAAATACAAGCGCAAGTCAAGCACCATAGGTGAGCAAGGCATCAGCATTGAGGACTTGGCTTTTATGGCTTATGAGTCATCCAAAGTTGCTGGCATCACAGTGCCCGTAGTGCTTGACGATTTTATTAAGCGCTTGGTGACTTTGGAAGTGGTAGATAATGACCCGGCAAACCCTACCCAAGCGGAACCTACCGCCATTCCCTAGCCAGTGTCTTAGTAGCAGTCGGGTGGTGGCCACCTGCTGTAGAGTTTGACATAGCTGATCTAAACACCACGATTAAGCTGTTAAACGAAAGCCGAAAGCCATGAGCCTTGCCACCAGTGTAGAAATTACAGGTCTCAAGCAAGCCATGACCGAACTTGGCAAGATGGACAAGTCAGCAAGGTTTAAGGCTGCAGCCAAAATAAAGGCCAGTAGCCCTGAATTGTTAGACAATGTGCGCAAGCAGTTCCCATCAGAAATTGGTGTCACAAAGATTCACGGCTGGGCACCAAGCAAAAAGGGTGGCAGCAGACTGGCTTACGACAAAGCAAAAGTGGACAAAGGCGTACAGATTGTTATTGGTGGTAGAGCTCGCCCGGGTGTGACCCCACTTGTGACGCTGGTGCAAAAAGATGCAGCTGGCGCTTTGTTCTCTATGGCTGGCAACGCTGGTGGCGTAGGGCAATTTAGTAAACTGCTGCACGATGTGTTTGGTAGGCCTCAGCGTGGCTTGTGGCGATCACGTGCTTTTATTCAAGAGCAAGGCACAGCCGACATTATGAAAGCCGTAGATGAAGTCATCGCTGATGCGAACCGTGCACTACAAGAAAGAATGGCTGCCTAATGGCTGTATATCTACCAATCGTTACTCAATTCAATAACAAGGGATTGAAGGAAGCCGAGAAGGGCTTTAAGGATTTAGAAGGCGCACAAGCTAAAGCGAAGTATGCGCTAGGCAAAGCCAATAAGTACGCTGCCGTTGCTCTTGGTGGTTTAGTTGCTGGTCTTGGTGACGCTGTTAAAGGGGCTATGGAAGATGAGCAAGCACAGGCAATGCTGGCACGCCAACTGCAAAAAACCACTGCAGCCACTGACGCACAAATTGCTGGTGTTGAGTCCTACATAACCCAGCAGGGCAAACTTAAAGGCGTTACAGATGATGAGCTACGCCCAGCATTGGCTGGGCTGGTACGCGCCACTATGGACATTGACGAAGCACAAAAGGCCGCCAATCTTTCTATGGACATTGCAGCTGCTAAAGGCATGAGCCTTGAAACAGTGACTAAAGCAATGGAAAAGGCATATGGCGGCAACATGACTGCTCTAGCGAAACTGTCGCCAGAGCTACGCCAGATGATTAAAGACGGCGCAAGCATGGAAGAAGTCATGGCTGAAATGGCTGTTACTTTTGGTGGTGCAGCTACTGACTCTGCTAACACTGCGGCTGGCTCTATGAAGCGTTTAGGTGTTGCCCTTGGTGAAGCTAAAGAGGGTGTGGGCGCTGCACTGTTGCCAATCCTTGAGAAGGCTTTACCAGTCCTGCAGAAGTTTGCTACTTGGGCACAAGAAAACCCAACACTAATTACAGCTGTTGCGGCTGCTTTCGGTGTGATGGCTGCCAGCATCGTTTTGGTCAATGCGGCTATGGCGTTAAACCCTGCAGTACTAATCACGGCTGGCATTGTCGCTTTAGGCGTGGCACTCGTTATGGCTTACAAGAAGTTTGACACTTTTCGTGCTGTCGTCAATGCAGTAATTAACAGCGTGGCACGCAACTTTGAGTTCATGGCTAACGCCTTTATCACAATGATTAACGTAGTTATCAAGGGCATAAACCTGATTAAGCCCGGCAAAGACATTGGCACGCTTGGTCAGATCAGCCTTGGCCGTATGGGTGGCGACGGTGGCGATGGTGGCGCTAACCCTGCAGGTCTTGACTATAAGGCTTTCGCCGATGGCGGAATTATCACACGCCCCACAATGGCGCTTATGGGCGAGGCTGGCCCAGAGGCCGTAATCCCTTTGTCAAAGATGGGCAGTATGGGTGGCGGCGTAACAATCAACGTAAACGGTGCAGACCCACAAGGCGTAGTTGATGCTTTGCGCCAGTACCAACGCCAAAACGGTTTTGTACCTATCACGGTTGGTGTCTAATGCCTACATGGGATTGGCGCGTATCGTTCGCTGAGACAACAGTTTTCACAGCGTTGCCTGACGTGCAGCAAGTGTCAATCTTTAACGGTCGGCGCAGGCAAATAGATGACTACGGCATAGATCAACTAACAGTTGAAAGTTTGTTTCCTACTGACTGGACAGTGACCCCCAAGTTAGGTGACAACATTATTGCGTGGGTTTACACCAACCAATACCCTTCTTACCCAACTTATAACTATTGGAAAATGTTTCAAGGTCGCATTACTAATGTTGAGATTAAGTACGGCATGGTCACTAATGAGGATTCAGTTATTATCACGGCTGAAGGTTTACAGGCCGAACTAGGTCGCACACAAATAAACGCTTATGCGGTTACAAGTGCTAAAACTGATGTGCAGGTTTTTGACATTGCAGATTCTGTTGGTCTTTATGTAGGCCCAACTTCTGGTATGTCCACAGGCTCTGCCCAGACGTACACCGGCAACCTAAAAGCGTTTGTGGATACTGAGATACGCACAGAACAAGGCAGGCTTCGTTCTACACCTACTGGCCCAACAACCTTAGACATGGGCACTCTTGACTTTGTAGGGCGAGGTGCTTTATTAACTGGTGCTGCTGTCACGCCTGAATGGTCAGACGGAACACTGACTACCACTACAAATTACAAGTATCAGCAGGTCAAGTTTAAGAGCGCAGCTGAGGACTACTACAACTGGATAACTGTTGAGCCTTTAGGTCTGGCTTCACAAACCAGTACCAGCCTTTCAACGCCTATTTATTCATACGTTGCCCAGACTTACGATGTGAGCACATCACAGGCATTGTCGTTGGCTCAGTATCTGCAGTTTAAGTACGACACCACGAACAGCACCCCACGCGAATTGGGCTTTCTTATTAGCCAGCAAGCCAGAGCTGACGCTGTATTTATGCTTAACCTTGTCAGCAACTTTCTAGGATTGGAGATTGAGATTGTGCTTCGTGGTGTCCGGTACTACTGCATCATTGAGGGTGTGAACATTCAGGCCACCCCTGATGACACCCGTATTTTGTTTTATGTCTCTAGTAACGAGACTAACGACTATCTCATTCTCAACAATGCCGTTTATGGCAAACTTGACAACAATAGATTAGGATTCTGACATGGCTATAAAGACGTTCACGACTGGCGAAGTGCTGACCAGTTCCGATACGAATACGTATTTGGCAAACTCAGGGCTGGTGTATATCAGCACAACCACGCTTTCAGGCTCTACCACAACGGTTGCAAACTGTTTTAGTAGCACTTTCGACAATTATTTAGTGGTAGTTAATGATTTAGTTACCGCTGCTAACTGTACGTTATTAATGCAATTTGCTACTGGTTCAACCGACGCAACAACAAACTATTCAAGACAAAGATTATATGCCCAACTTGCAGTAGTAGGTGGTAGTGGCAGTACAGGAAACACGAGTCTCGGCGTTGGCTTTGGAACTACGTCTAACGCAAACTTTCTAAAAATTGAAGTTTCACAGCCAAATCTAGCTCGTAAAACTTTTACCATTGCGCATGAAAATTATCAAGACACATCGCAGCCAAACATTGACTACAACCATGGGCTGTTAAACACTACAACTCAATACACAGGCTTTGTTTTAACACCGAGCGGTACAACATTCAGTTCAGGAACTTTACGCGTCTATGGATACAGGCAGGCATAAACCATGAGCAACGAACCATTAACAGGCACTTTTCACGATGCATTCACAGGTGAAACCATTGTTAGAGAACTAACTTTAGAAGAAATAGCGGCACTACCAGAGGCAGAAGATGAAACGCCTACTGCTGATTAGCGCCACCCTCATAGCCCTCACAGGCTGTGCAGACCGTTTCCGCTACCCATGCCAAGACCCAGCCAACACCAACAAAACCGAATGCCAATGCAACCAAGAGCCACGCACCAAAAACAAAGCCCTAGGCGCTGTTGAATCCGCAATAACCACAACCACCCTTAAAGAAATTCTAGGATTTGACTGCTAATGAAACTCAGACCACGACTCACAAACGAAGAAATAAAAGCACGCCTAATTTTTGTTGTAGGTGTAGGGCTAACCGTTGTCTTTGTCATGTCCATTGGCTTTATGCTTTTTGGCCTGCAATTTGTAACTCAGCCACGCATCATGTCAGAAGCTGATCAAGAGGCATATTCAGTACTATCACCATTGCTTATGTCACTATCTGGTGGTCTGTTGGGCTTGCTCGCTGCTAACGGCTTAAAGAACTCAGCAAAAGACAAGACCGATGGCGAATAGGGTTTACCCGTACTATCCGTCATGGGATGGCAAAGCCACACAACCCGTAACAGCTAAACTTGTAGAGCTGTGCAA